TGTGAGATAGCATTTCCTGCTGGACTTTTAAGTTTTTATCCATAGCACTCACAACTTCATGCGGGTGTGCTCCTGTTTTAGCGTAAGTCTGTCTTAACTTAGACGCCATTTTCATAGTGCCTTTCATGCCGCCGACAATTATCGCGCCATCTACAAATTCTTCTGGCTCTGGCACTCTACCCTCTAGCCCTGCGCCCACGGATACCATAGTGGCCACTTCAGCAGAAGTAGCCGTTACTGTTTTAACGGCGGTCGGCATGGCAGTCTTAGCTAATCCTGCGGTGGTTTTGCCACCAATAAGTGAAGTCGCGCCGCCTATCACTGCCGCCTTAGAAGTATTTAAAAAAACAGCGGCACTTCTCTCCCAGAAGTCTTGGAAAGACTGCACCTCGCCCCTCTCATAACTGTTAATCATGGACGTTCTTAGCATCTCAGGTAATGCAAAAGTTCCTGCTCCAGCGCCGATGATGCTACCAAGGGGCCCCGCAGCAGTGCCCAGGACTCCGCCGCCTACCGCGCCAGCTACCATAGGTATAAAGTCCCCGTAAAGCATACCCGCTTGAGACGCCAGCCGCATATAACTGGGCGCGTTTTCCGGCAGTACCATGTCGGGCCTGTCAGATAACAAGCCTTGAACTGACATATCATACCCGGCTTCAAAATATTCTAAAAAGCTATCAGCCGTTTCTTTTGTGGCCTCGTCATAGAGAGAGCCTGTCGGCTTTTGCTGTGCTTCTGCTTTGGGTTTATCTTTTGGTTTGGGCTGTCCTTCTTTGGCCGCCACTCCCTCACCTTCGGGCGCTTTTGTCTGCGCTCTTTTGGCAAAATTATTTTTGAAACCTTTTTCAACTTCTGACATATCAGGGTCTTTAATACCAAAATAGCCATTGACCTCCTCATTAGAAGCACCGTGCTGAAAAAAAGTATCCGCAGTCTCTTGGCTCCACTCTGCTACTTCTTCTTCAGAAGCGCCGTTGTCTCTTAAAAGTTGTATTTCTTTTAAACCTTCTCCGGCCATTAGTTACCCTTCTCTTTTATTCTGTTGTGCCAGTCTGTCATAGATTCGCCGGGTTTTCGGTTTACTTTTTCTTTTGGCGCAGGAAGGAGCCCCTTGTTCTTTTTCTTTTCAAATGCTTTTTGCATGGCGTCTCTTCTAGATTTCATAATTTCAGGCATTGATCTAGAGTAGGAGTCTATAATATTACCTAAGTAATGTTTTCCGCCAGGGACTAAAAGTTCTCGCATACCTTTACCGTCATCTCTGCCCTTTTGGTATGCGTCCATAAAGTCTGCATTAAATTGGGCAAAGATAGATTCGCCCTGCGGATCTGGTATAGGAAGCCCACCGGGGCCTTTCTTTACTAACTTATTTCTAGCTTCATCTAATATAGATTTTTTCAAACTAGATTGTATGCGGCCCTCTACCGTACCGACGCCTTGTACTTCTTTTCTCAACTTAATTAAATCTTGATGTGTTATTTTTTCATCTATATAAAGTTGGTTAAGTGTATTTTCATTTGTAATTTTATTTTCGTCGCCATCTTCCAAATGTATTCTTTCAAAGGCGCTTGAAAATGCAGCGGGTTTTGTAACTGGCGGTTTCTTAGAGTTATGTGTTTTTAGCATATTAAGCCATTGGTGTTTAGAGCCCAGGCCAAAAGAGTCTAACCTGTTTTCGGAAAGTATTTTCTTTGTAGTTAATTTCCCGGCATCCATGTCTGCAAGAAAACTATTATTAACTTCATTCTGAGTAGACTTTCTAGCTCTTTCTACTTCTCTAATCTGTCTTTCGCGTTCTATTCGCTTGGCATTTATAGCTTGATCAGCTTCGCCGAGTAGTTGGCGCTGCTCATCACCCGATAAAAGCCCAGCGTAATCGCCGCCTTTTACTTTGCCAGTAGCAGGGTCTATCTCACCTTTGATTTTATTTTTAGCGTATTCGGGATCTAATTTAATCCAGCCTCTTACGGATGCTTGCGCCAATCTAGTTCTAGTTTGGGCTTTATGTTCCATTCTTTTAGCGGCGGGAAGATCAAGTATTAAATCAATTCTAGCATCACTTCTGGCCATGACTTCTTTAAAAGCAGAAGGCACAGAAGCCAGAGTTGTGGCGTCATTACTAGCACTTATTTTTTCTTGGTTTACTGCAATCGCGCCCTGTAAATCTGTCTTAGCGTTTACTGCACCCTTGCCCATTTGGGCTGCAATACTAGCCGAAGTTTGAGCAAAATGCTGAGCCGATACCCTGCCCTTGACTCCCTCTCCAACCGTAGACAGACGGTCTTTAACTTTTTTACCGTAATCATCAAACTGTTTATTAAACGCTTCTCTATCATTTAAGTTTGCATTCTTTGAAAGGTCTACTAGTTCTTGTGAAAGTTCTTTGGAAGCTGTGGTCAATTCGACATTTAGATCACTTAGGTTTTGACGTTCTTCTCTGCCAACTTGTTGTTCTATTACCTTCCCTACCACTTGTGCCAACTGCTGAGTGCCCTTAGCTGCCGCCTCGCCAGTGGTAACTAAGCCCGGAGCGCGTCTTTGTTGAACGCCGATCCCGCCAATTTGTTGTTTATAGTCTTTAATAACTGGCATTTATTTATCCCCTATCATAAAAATCATATGCTTGCGCCGCACCGCCAAGTAACGTGGCCGCTGCGCCAAACTCTCCAGCGCGTCTAGCTTCTCTTCCGGAAGCCCTGGCTTCTGCAATTCCGCTTCTACCTGCACGCCTAAATTCAGCAGCCGATCTTTGGCCTTTTGCTATTATTTTTCCGGCATCTATTTCTGCTAGTCTTGTATTTTCTCTTAGCACATCTAAAGCAGATCCGCTAACTGAAACGCCCGCTGCGCCGAGTGCCACAATATTAGCTCCCGCATCCTGGCGTCTAGCCATTCTAAAAACTTTTTCATCTTCAATAGAATCTGCAATGGCTTCTTTGGCTGATATTTCATTAAGTCTTGCTTGCTCGGCAGCTTGCCTTTGAAGTGCTTTTTGTCTTGCCCTGCCCGCTTTATCTGCACCAAAAGCGCCTATAACAGTAGAGGCTAAAGAGAATGCTGCTAGTCCAACGCCCATAATTTACCCCTATCTATCTTGAGTTATCATCTGTGGCATAATAGCCAAGATAACACTCGGTAAAGGTTGATCTTGTCTGATACATATTTGATTATCTAAATCGTAATCAGCTTCTAAAGTTTCCGTTCTTATGCCTGTAAATAAAGCTGGCGCTCTACTCATCTTGTCAGCATATGTTCTAAAAGTTAATTCATCTAATGCGTCAAAACTCATTCCTATTTTAAGACCTAAACTCCTGTGCATCATTATACCAACTCTATGTATGCGCCGAGTCTTACCTATGGCGGTTCCATCAGCCGCGCCCGCATCTAATCTTAAAGTTTTTATATCGCTCGAATAACCAAGGCCAACATGTACCGTTGTGGCAGGATGACTTAAAGCTATAGCTCCAGAAGATACCGCTACGTCCGGATGAGCAGCCCCATCTGTTAGCACAGATACAGTCTCACCTTCTAAATGCGTCAGCCCCGAAATAGTAGAAACATATTTTCTTACCTCTCCGCCCGAAACATAACCCGTAAAAGCAGAAGCATCTATGTCAACTCCTACTAAATCTGTTAACTCAAAAGTGTGTGTGGTTTTATTAGCCACTAAATAACTGTTCGTATTTAACTCTGTCATACCTAAAACATCTGATATTAAAACTTTATCACCGTCCGAAAACCCGTGACTTGTTGCGGTTATGACACACGGATCTGCTGACGTAGCTCCCGAAATTACAACGGGAGCATCGTAAGACAATCCGCTATCAACAAAGAAAGAATCTTTTTGCTCTATAGTGTCATTAAACATTGGCGTTATATATTCCACTTGTCGCACTACAGCGCCATTAATGTATCTTTGTACTAAAACCCACACATCATCAGTAGACCCATCAGCAGAAGGAATTACTGCAACGCTTTCTACCTTGGCACTTGTACCGCCAGCATCGCTAACCCCGCCTAAAATATGTCTATGCCATCCTGCTTTAAAATCTTCAGAACCTCTTTCGTATGTCAGAGCTGCCAATACTCCATCCGCTTTAACACACCACAAAATAGGTTGCGGCTCCTTCTGCATTGCCATCTCTATAAGGCCAGACTCAGTTACGTGTTCCGCTAGAATTGTTAAATCTGGCGCTCTAAATCCGCCAGCTTCAAAGTAATATGTAAACTCTCTTAATTTTCTACCCGATTTTTGAACAAACAGCCCAGACTTACCAACTTGAAGGGCTGCAATGTTCGCGCTCCCATAAGTTGTAGAACGCTTTGCTGTTATGTTAGAAGGCGTTAATGCTTCCGAATTACTAGATGGCCGGACCATCCATTCCCCACCAACTGTTCCAATGGCCAAACCTTTTTCATCTGATACTTGCCATCTAATTGCATTTACATCATTGGCGTTAAAGGTAAAACTAATTGCGTTTGAAGCCACTATTGTACTATCCGTTCCACTAGGAGCGAAGTTTGCGTAGTCTCCAGTGTTACTCATATCTACTCTTTGAGAACTGATCGGCGCTCCTGCAAAAGATAATCTGTTTTCATGGAACGTAACACTAGATGGATATCCAGTTGTTTCAGAAAACAAACCCATTCGCCAAGAACCTTTTGAAGATGTATCTGTTAAAGTATTGTGTACTGTTACAGTCACAACAGTTGTACTAGTGTAACCTGTTATTTCTACATATCCCCAAACACTGCCCTCTTGAAGTCTTATAAATCTTCCTACATCTGTAGACTTAAAACCAGCATCATCGTTAATTCCTGTGACAGCAGATGCCGTCAATGTAACTCCCGCGCCTGTAGCTGCGCTCGGAGTCATTACTGTAGCGGTGTCGTTTAGATCCATATAAGGGCCATCTTCAAAAACCATGTCGCTAATGGTCCATGAAGTGTGAGCCGTTCTTGTTAGAACTTGTGTAGGATAATCAGGGTGTACTAAGTACATTAAATCTGCACTCTGGGCCACCTTAACTTCAAACAAATCCGCTTCTGCAAACGGAGAAACTATTTCATATGGTGCGCCTATCTGTGCGTTATCTCTATAAAATCTTAGATATAGATCGCCCATTTCAATTATATATGCTTGTGTAGTAGAAAACTCAAAAGGAATTAACCTTGTGGCTTTAGAACTTGTCTTAACATCTGCAACGTATTTAGTCCCAGACCTTCTAACCAATCCGCCCTGTAAAGTTGGGATGTAATTTAAACAGGTTTCAAGACCCTGCTTATATCTCGGAAAGTCAGTACGACCGTGCATCAATGGACTAAATTCTCCTGAGTCAAAACTGTTCTGTATAGGCGAGACTTTAGGCATTAGCTCCTCCCCGTCACCCAGGTATCTTCGGGCGGTTTAGAGGCCACTCTCTCAATACCGTTTATCCTTCTGGCTTCAGCGACCGCTTCCTTATAAGCAAGCAACGCTTCATCTTTTTTTGTATTTGATTGAGTTATTTCTTCCGCTAACTCATACGCCAACTTCATTGAAAAGGCTTCTCTAAAAGAAGAGTCCATTTCGTTTGGGTCTGTAACTTCATATATGTATCTGATATCTAAAGGCGCAGTATCATTAGTGATTATCTTTCGACCTTCTATCTGCCAATCTAAATCGTTGTAATTAACTTCCGGATCGGGAGGTAATAGTCTAATAAAATCACTAGGAAGTTGAAAACTACTAGCCCTAGTAAATAAGGGCGCGGTTGCTTCAGCGGCCAATGATGCTCGTTTAATAGCGCAGCTCCAAGAATGACTTCTTAAGACCGCGCGCTTAACAGATCCATAAGCTGCTGCTATTGCTCGCCCGTTTCTAGAATCTTCGGTTAAACTGACAATTCGTTTAGCGCCTAACTTTTGTAAAGCTCGGTTAGCTATTTCAACATCACTCGCCATTTAACCCCCTAGTAATTAACAGTGTTTAACCTTGCATACATATCTGTGCATGTTCCGGTAGCTCTAACTATTCGGTACGACCCTGGAGGCAAATCATAAACTACGATTGCATCACCCGCAGTCGTTAAGTTTCCACTGACTGTAATTTTATTTCCATCAGGCCCCATTAATTCAAGTGTCGTAGTTGTTGGGTAAGTTGTAGCCTGTATTGTAAGTACCGTTCTTCCGCCCTGAAAATACACCCATGCACTAGTCCCCAACGCATCTTCATCTTCTAATAAAGTAACTCCTACTGAAGCCATAATTTACTCCTTAAGCTGGAGGCCAGTCGCCTTTTACAATGTGATTTTTAATTTCTTCTAATTTTTGTAATACTTCAGACTTCTCTAAATCAACCGCTAAATCAATAGCCACCTCAACATCTTTAGTTGGGGTTGAAGTTCCTTCGGATACATCGCCTTCAGTATCGCCTCTATCAAGGCCATAAAATCTATCTGCCATAACATATTCCTTTTAAAAAACCCCCCGACCAAAACAAGGAAAGGCCGAGGGAAAAGTTTAATTATTCAACCCACTCAACTTTTAAGCTAACTGTATCAGCTGCATCATCCGCAGTCGTCAACGTCATAGCCACATCATAGTGATATTTAGGATCTTCTGAAAGACCCAATGCCTCCCATAAAGGCTTCTCAACATCTTCGATGCCAAAAACTCCCGACTCATGAGTCACGTCACTATTAACTAGTGCTGAAGTGATAACCTGTGCTGATGCGAAAAAATCCACGTCAACAGCCGCGCCGCCATCTGCCGTAGTTCTATAAAGACCAATGTCGCCAGCTCCGGCGGTGTTATTGCCGTCACAGCTCAAAAGAACTTTAGAAATACGAGCGTTTGAAGGAACGCTTGCAAAATAATATATTGATGCCGCAGTGTCCGAACCGTTAGTCTCGATTGTTCCAACAGCTTCTTTTTTATCTCCTCTAGAGATATTAGAATTGCTTAGAACTTTCGGCGAACTATCACGGTTAGAAATTGCTGTGGCTTTGATTGCTACTACTGCCATTTATGCCTCCCTTACTCTGCACACTTGATTTCGATAATTTTCTCTTCTTCGATTCTAGTGGCTCCAGCAGTCATATATACATAAGACTGGAAAGGAAGACCCTTTAAATCTTTTCTTTGAGAAATATCAGTTGTTATATCATTCCAAATTCCAAGGTGCATTCCAGATTTTGCAAATACTGGTACGCGTCGGTAACTTGAACCATCTACGTCTAATCTTTCGCTATGAATGAAATTCATACCTAAGAAAGAGTTTAATTTTCCATCGACTAGAACTGGCTTCTCATTATAATCAAGACTGATTACTTGAGCTTCTGCCAAGAGATTATCCTCTTGCTCAGCGGAAACGATACACGTGATCATTTCCATGTCCATGTCAACTTCAGCAGCTTTAAGCAGCTTTCTTGCTTGTCTAAGCTTGGCAACAGTTAGACCTACGTTTCCACTAGCGCCGTAATCAACAGCGATTTGATTTCCCGCAGGAAAAGTAGTGCTTGTAGAACCTGACTTACCAGTTTTAGCGGCACCGAAAAGAGCTTCGATGATGATGTCATCCATCTTACGTCCAGCGGCCATTACAGCATTTTGAACATATGCGCTTTCAGGATCAGTTAATAATCTAAGTTTATCAAAAGAATCAATTAATTGTGGTAAATCGAAATCTTGTGGTAGAACCCAACGTCTATCGGTAGCAGCATCTACTCTGCCCATCGCCTCGAAACGTCCTGAAACTTCTTGCATTTCAACCGCACCGATTTGATCCACAGGGGATGCTTGTTCACCAATATACGAACCTGATGTTACTAAGCTTCGTAGCTTAGAACCTTTTTGTTGCAACAAAAGTTCGATATTGGTAGCGAACTCCTGAGCATAATGATTAGGAATATTTACAGACATTTTTACGCCCTCCTTTTAAATTAATAAATAGCTTCATTAATCGAAGGGCTTGTCTTTTCAAGGGCCACATTCTCACTCAATCCGAGCAGGATGCCGTCTTTCTCCGGCTGTCAAATCGGCCTAAATTCAGGTTATCGACAGTGTAATTTCTCCAATGGTACCATATAAAATTTATATGTCAATCCTGTGGATATGCCATTTGGTGAAGTCTAGACATTTTTGCTTTAGTATCCGGATCTCCAGCTAAATATTTGGCTGTAAATTCTGGATCTTTTTTCAAATTCTCAAGTTTACCCCTAGCTTGATCGGGAGTTAAAACCGCAGATTCGCCAAAACCGCCACTAGCCTGACCGCTAACATAATCAGCTTCGCCAAGTCTAGTTCCAAGACCGTTCATTAACTTCATTACCCCATCAAAACCTACTGCGTTTTCCATGGCGTCGATGGCTTCAGATGGAAAGCCAAAAGTCTTGGCTGCCTTCTGAGCTATCGCTATGTTTTGGTGATACGCTGATCCCCAATCTTTTTTAAGACTCATCTCTTGAGTAGCAATTTCTTGGTTATAAACATCCGCGTTGCCCGCTTGCTGGTTTTCAGCATAGCCATTTAAACTCTCCATTAAAGCCTGACCTTGATCAACCGTTAAGTTTAGCTTATGAAAAGACTCTCTAGCCCAATCAACAAAAGAAGTATGTTCTCCGGGCTCTACTTTAAATTCATAACCTTCAGGACTCGGCGGTTTTCCTAGCTTGGAATATACATCTCCCCACTCAGGA